AAAGATGGATGGAAGACAATAAATCATATTCCTAAAGAGATAATCAAAAGGAAGAATGATACAGAAATGAAAGTAGAACTAATCAATGGAAGTATTATTCAGATTATATGATCTGATAATGTGGACTCCATTGTCTGAACTAATCCTATCTGAATAGTATTCTCTGAGTATTCATTGCAGTCTCCTGCTGTATGGGACTTCCTAAGACCTATATTAGCAGAGAATGGATGATGGGCAATATTCAACTTCACTCCTAGATGAGATAATCATGCTAAAGAGTTATTGGATATGGCTAAAGAGAATCCTGACTGGATGGTATCAATTCAGACAGTAGATGATACAAAAGCGATAAGTAAGGAGGTATTAGAATCTGAAAGACAAGAGATTATTCAGAAAAATGGTAGCGATGCTATCTTCCAACAAGAGTATTACTGTAGCTTTGATGCATGAATCAATGGATCATATTATGCAGAAATACTTACTCAGCTAGAGAATGCAGGAAGAAGAACAACACTTCCATACGATCCAGCTTTAGATGTCTTTACTGTTTGGGACTTGGGAATAAATGACTCTACTGCTATACGATTTTGGCAGAGAATCTGAAAGGAAATCAGAGTGATAGATTACTATGAGAATAACTGAGAATGATTATCTCACTATGTATCTATCCTAAAGGAGAAATGATATAGGTATTGAACTATGCGACTTCCTCATGATGCTCAAGCTAGAAGTTTACAGACATGAAAGACAGTAGAAGAGAAGATGTATGAATACTGATTTACAGACATACAAATAGTTCCTAAGCTATCAGTATTAGACTGAATCAACTCAGTAAGAGCTGTATTACCTTATTGCTGGTTTGATAGAGAAAAGACTGAACGATGATGGAAATGCTTAAAGAATTATCACAAAGAACTAGATGAAAAGAGACAGGCTTTTAAATGACCTGAACATGACCGGAGCAGTCACTGAGCTGATGCATTTAGGTATCTAGCTGTAGTGAATGAGCTATATGACTGAACAAGTCAGAAGTGAAAAATAATAGATTCATGGTAATTTATATAACATAATAGAGATGGTAAACAGTACAACTCAAAAGATGGTACAGAAAATCAAAGGATGGACTTATGATGAAATCCAGCAGAAAGTGGCTCAAGAGTATGATGCTTGAGCTGAAGTTGCTATCAAAAAAAGACCACTCCTTATAAGCTATCTAAAATCTTATAATGTAGACTGAGAAAGAGTAGAAGACTGACAGACAGTCAAAAGTAAATCCCTGTATACTTATAGGAATCTTTTTGTTTCAAGTCTATACAAGAATAAACCTTTAGTAAGATTTCAATGAAGAAAGAGATGAGATGCAGAATATGCTAAAACATGGAATCACTTATTAGAGTTTGATTATGAAGAACTAGATGAAGATACTATCTCTTATAAGAAAATAGAGGATGAAGTAGATTATTGAATTTATCTAGCAGTAGATGAATGATGGGATAAAGTAACTCAGTCTCCTAGAAAAAAGCTATACTCTCCTCTTTGTTGGATACCTGATCCATACTTTGATATAGTAAAATGATTCAACTTTCATGGATTTGAACTAACACTAACAGAGAATGAATTATCAGACTTATATAAAAATACTGAGCTTATGCTTACTGATGCAGAGCTTAAAAAACTAAAAGAACAATTGAAGAATGATTATGATGCTAAACTTAGTGCATGGGCTGACTGATATGGTATATCAGATTTCTTCCCTACTGTAAAATCTCCTCTTAAATGCTACTCAGTTTATAGACACTTTACTAAATTCAACTGAAGATGGTATCTTACTGAATGGGCTAACGATAGAACTTTACTAATCAGATGTGAAGAGATAGAAGCAGTAAGAGCTGAAGAGAAAAAAGATCCATCACTTATTCCATGTCCAGTAGTACATAGTTGGCTACTACCTAAGAAATGAGATCCATACTGATTATGTGTATGAGATTTGGCTAAAGATAATCAAGATTCAGAAGAAAAGATTATGAACTTATTGATAGATAAGGTGCATGAAGAAACATTTAGCTGAATTACTGTGTATAACTCTGATGTAGTAGATGGAAAAGAATTAGCACACAGAAAATTAGGTAAGAGAAAATATGTACCAGCTAAATGAAATCTAGAGAATAGAAAAGTAATAGAGAATATTCAGACTCAGACTTCATGAACATGAGACTGATATAATCTAAAGAATATGATAGACCAGAAAAGTACAAAAGAAATCTGATTTGATGAGCAGAGTATCTGAGTATATGCAAGAACTATCACAGCTACACAGAGTCAGCTACTCCAAGCTAATCAGAATGTCAGACTTTCAACTATCTTTAAGGTATTCCTACGATGAGAGAAAAGATATTGGGATGTACTTTGGTATAGAAGCTATCAAAAGAATTTCAAGATGTCTAGTGAAAAGAATATCGTACTAAATAACTGACTATGAAATGTAACATATACTATCATGTGAAAAGACTTGGATACAAAAAGAGACTTACACATGGCTCTAATTACTGAGATAGATAGAAGAGAACAAGAGGAATCTAATAAGAGCGCATTCATGGCAAGCTATCAACCTTTAATGCAGAGTGCTAACGAATTTGGTAAGATACAGCTTACAAGAGACTTTGCTAAGGTAATGTGAATGGATGAAGAGCTGGTAAATTCAATATATGATTATCCCCCTGAATATGATAAAGCTATGCTAGATCTAGAACTCCTAAATAATGATGAAGATGTAGCAGAAATAACTGACATGAATGAAAATCACAAGATATATATCCAAGTTTATCAACAAGCATTAGATACTAAAGCAAAAGCTAGAGCAATAATGAAGAGAAAACAGGCTTTGATATTGAGTGGACAACAAAATCAGATGGCTATGATGCAATGAGTGGGACAATGACAAAGTGCAAGTACGAATCAGCTTGTAAGTAATTATATCTCACAAGAGAATCAAGCAAATAGTCAACCTGAAGCTTTATGACCTACAGCATGAAATGACATACCTACAATTGAATAAGACAGATGAGTGAAAGATAAAAGACTGAATGACATCAGACTTCTGGAGACTTATCAATGACTATCTAAAGGATAGAAAAGAAGAACTACAAGCTGGCATTCTATCATGAGTAAGTGAGGATAGGAGTAAGACCATCTACAACAAGAGAGACATGGATTTGAAAGAATTAGAGGTAATAGATGACATTCTGACAATTCCACAGTATCTCCTAACAAGGATCAGTAATGAAACTGATATATTGGTGGAGGATGACCACTAATCAACATCTTTTTATTTGGTAAACTAAACAACATGACCAAAATCGTGTATGATGATGGAAGAGAAGAAGACTTCAACGAAGCAGATTTTATCTCAAGAGAAGAGCTTTCTGAGAATTACATTTCTAAGGATGATGTAGCAGAAAACTATGTCACTAAAGAACTGTATGACAAAAAGAAGAAGCAAGCTAAAGAGGCTTTTAAGCAGAAAGACTTAGCTGAAAAAGCTAGTGCTGAAGTAGACAAAGCTGAATTAGAAAAAACTATTGAGGAAAAAGTAAGCTTCAAAGCTAAACATGGATTTGAAGAAATCCCTGCAGAAATTCTCCAAGTTCGTGAGGCTAACCCTAACTTAACATGGGAACAGGCTTATAGAGTAGTTGACTATCATGAAGCCAGCCATTCAAATCCTAATCCATGAAGAGAAAGGATATGAGAGATAGAGAAGAAAGAAATCTCTTATGCAGAATTAGCAGAGCTAGCTGAGAAAAATCCAGCAAAGTATGATGAAATTGCAAAAGGGATAGAAAGCTGAGCTATCAAGCAGATTTAATTCTTTAATTTAATTTAGCATGGCTAAGAAGAAAGAAGAAATTTCTATAGATGCAGTGGAAGCTGAAACAGTGGAAACTGAAGAAGTGGAAGCTGAAGAAGTAGAAACTGCTAAAATAGAAAAAAAGTCTGAATGAAAAGTTTGGACTGAAGAAGAGCTTGCTGTATTACCTAGAGAGGAATTTCAAAAGGTAGAAGCTGACATCAGAAATGGTAAAGCTACAGTAAAGCAAAGATTTGAAGACTAGACTAAACAACATGGGGAGAAGAATTACTTATTTAATTCTTTAAACCTATTTAAACATGGCACAAGTAGATCAAGTTAGAAGTATTTTGGAGGCAGAACTTCGCAGAAAATTATCAGATACTCCTAAAAAACCTTTTATGAGATTCGCTAACTACGAATTTGAGGGACAATTAAAAGCTGGATGAGA